CAGCAACAAGAAACAATTTCTTAGCCCAAGTAAACCCATACATGGAAAGTGTACAACAAAGACAAGGTGTTTACGCCTTTAAGGTAGTAATGGACGCTTCAAACAACACTCCTGATGTAATTGATAGAAATCAGATGGTAGGCCAGATTTTCTTACAGCCAACTAGAACAGCAGAATTTATAATTCTCGATTTCAATGTATTGCCAACAGGAGCAGAGTTCCCAGCATAATAAGAAATTAAATTTGTAATATTTATAACAAAACACGACAATGGCAGTATTAGACCCCAACGAAATATTTTTCACCCCGTTTGAACCAAAACAAAAGAATAGATTTGTTTTGTATGTAGATGGATTCCCCGCTTACCTTATTAAAGGATTAGGAGCAGTTTCAGTGAAACAAGGAACAGTTCCTTTGAATCACATTAACGTTCAAAGATTTGTAAAAGGTAAAACTACCTGGGATCCAATTTCAATGACATTATTTGATGCGATCACTCCTTCCGGAGCCCAATCAGTAATGGAATGGGTAAGATTACATCACGAATCAGTAACAGGCCGAGATGGTTATTCTGATTTCTACAAAAAGGATATGACAGTAAATATCTTGGGTCCTGTAGGGGATGTAGTCTCAGAATGGATTATTAAGGGTGCTATAATTACATCTGCTACATTTGGTGATTACGGCTACGATGAAGAAGGTGCTGTTGAAATTGCACTAGAAGTCCAACCTGATTACTGCGTATTAAATTTCTAATACAAGTCAAAATATATAAAGAAAGAGCGCACGAAAGTGCGCTCTTTTGGTTTTATTATATATTTATATTAAACATAAATAAAGTTATTAATAATGAGTGAATTAAAATTCCCAACAGAAATTGTTGAGTTGCCTTCAAAAGGCTTAGTCTATCCCGAGGATAATCCTCTATCAAGTGGACAAATAGAAATGAAATATATGACGGCTAAGGAGGAAGACATTCTTACCAACCAGAATTATATTAATAATGGTACGGTAATTGATGAATTATTAAAATCCCTCATCATTACTAAAATAAACTACAATGATTTAATTGTAGGCGATAAGAATGCTATTATGATAGCAGCCCGAGTATTAGGATATGGTAAAGATTATTCATTTACCTATGATAATAATGAACAAGTAGTTGATTTATCTCTATTAGAACCTACAGACTTTGATGAAAGTCTCTATTCTAAAGGAAAGAATGAATTTTCTTTTACACTACCTACATCTAATATTGATATTACTTATAAATTATTAACTCATGGAGATGATAAAAAAATAGCTAATGAGATTAAAGGTCTTAAAAAGCTTAATAAATTATCTTCTCCTGAACTCTCTACTAGACTAAAACATATGCTCCTCTCAGTTAATGGAGATGTTGAAAGGAAAGCTATAAGAGAATTTGTTGATAATTATTTTTTAGCTAAAGATTCTCGTGCCTTTAGAGAACACATAAAAGCAACTCAACCCGATATACAATTAACTTGCGAAATAGAGAGACCAGATGGTGATGTCAAGACTATTGACATCCCTATCGGACTCACGTTTTTTTGGCCTGACGCGGGAGTATAGGATACAACTATTCTCTCAGATCCATGAAATGATTTTTCATGGGAATGGGGGTTACAATTATGCTACAGTATATCACATGCCTATATGGTTAAGGAATTTTACATTTAAAAAAATTCAAGAACATTATCAAAAGGAAAAAGATGCATATGATAAGGCTAATAAAAAAGGTACTACGGTAGTAGATAAACAAGGAATTTTCCAAAAACCTTCTGATTCACCTCCATCAGGACCTAAACGAGTAACATATTAAAATTAGGGGGATACCATTTTGTATCCCCTTAATATTTATAACAAAGTAATTCCATGTCACTAGAAGATAGTTTAGGTAAAGCTAATAAAAATGCACAAGATGTAAAAAACACTATTAGTGCTACGGACCGGGCTATACTAGATGCTGTCAAATCCTCAGCACAACTTACAGCGGAAAGTAGAAATTTAACTGAAGAATTAAAAGATCAACTAGGAATTCGTTCAAAACAAAACGAAGGAGAAAAAGTTTTATTAGGGGTATCCAGAGATATTACTAAATCAGCCCAAGAGAATAAAGTTGCTTTAGGCCAACAGGGTGATATCTCAAAACAAATAGTAAAGGAAGAAAACCAAATTTTAGCCGCTAAGAGAGAGCAATTAATTGTTCAAAATGGTTTAAGTAGTGAACAAATTTCTCAAGCCCAACAAATAACAACGGCAAATAAAATTAGACTTGAAACCTTAAGTAAAATTGATGAGTTACAATCAAAGTTAGTTGATGCTACAGAATCCGAAAGAGTTGGGATTTTATCTAGTATTAATGGGTATCAAGATCGTTTAGCTGCTAATGAAGCTTCATTAGATGCTGTCCTAAGTAGTGCTGATGTTGAAACCCAACGTTTAGCACTAGCAAACCAGTTAGTAGAAAAAGCCCAAGAAAATCTAGCCGTTAGCGAAAATGAAGCAGCAACTCAAAATGAAATTGAAGCTGCTATGGGACTCACTGGTGCGGCTCTTGCAACTTTGAATGGATTAGCAGGTCCCTTTGCGAAATCATTGGGGATGGACAAGGTCAAGAAGGATATGGAAGCATTTACCGAAGAATCTATTCGTGCCGGTAAAAAAGTTTCAAGGTTACAAACTTTAGGAGTCGGAGTAAAAAGTGCATTTGGGAGCTTAGCAAAAACACTAACCGATCCTTCGGTTATAATAACTAAAATCCTCAAAGATTATGGGGAATTTGAAAAAGCAAACAAAGAAGTTAGACAACTAACTGGACAAACTGCAGATAATTACTCTAGTTTTAATGGTTCATTAGTTTCGGCAACTGACCAAGTAAAAACTATAGGATCTCTTTCGAAAGAATTAGGAATAAATGTAAATGCTGCGTTTAGTCCTGATACTATATTAGCTGCTACTGAGCTTACTGAATTGCTGGGATTAGGGGTTAAAGAGACAGCTCAACTTTCTATGAATGCCGAAGCTTTCGGCCAAGATTTATCAACATTCCCAAAATCAGCAGAACGTGTAACAAAACAATTTGCATTATCCGGAAAAGGAGCCCTTAATATGGGTGATGTTTTAAAAGAAGCGGGCAGCGCCTCAGGAGCATTATCTTTAAGTCTTGAAGGAAACCCTGACGCCCTAGTAAAAGCAGCAGCCGGCGCCAAAGCTTTGGGATTAAGTTTAGCACAGGCTGAAGGTATAGCAGACAGCCTTCTTGATTTTGAATCATCCATACAGGCTGAAATGGAAGCTGAGCTATTAACAGGTAAATCACTAAACCTAGAAAAAGCCAGATCTGCTGCTTTAAACAATGATATAGCAGGATTAACTGAAGAAATAGGTAATAACCAAGAAATTTTAAGTGCTTTTTCTAGCGGTAACAGAATTGAACAAGCTGCAGTAGCTAAATCTTTAGGTATGTCTAAAGATGAGGTTGCTAAAATGATTGTATTGCAAAAAATCAATAGCAATATGACTACGCAACAAGCAGCGGATGCTGCCGGTATTAGTATAGAAGAAGCAAAACGTCTTAGCACACAGGAACAAATTAACAAGGCCATTGAAAAAATGACTACGGCTTTTGCTCCTATTCTTAATTTTTTCGCTTCAATCTTATCTAATTCTGTTGTTTTATATGGTACTCTAACGGCTATAGCAGCCGTAATGACTATTAAGATGTTAGGGGGTGCTAGAGAATTTGCTCAAGAAATGAGGGACTCTGTCGAGTCTACAGCCGATATGGCTAGAAATTTAGCAGCAGGATTTTCAGAAGGAGAGGGGTTTGGTGGGAAAATTAAGGGTGCTTTTAAAGGAGCTTTAGGATTAAATGAAACACCCGAAGTACCTGAAGTGCCGGATGTAGAAGCCATCTCAGCAACCCCTGGTGATGAAATCAAAAACACCCTAACGGGTTTAGCAGAGGGTTTAAAAGCTATGGGTGATGGTAAAGTATTCGCAGGTATTGGTGCAGTCGCATTAGCGGGACCCGCATTTATTATAGCACTTCCCTCAATCCCATTTTTACTATTTATGGGATTAACACCATTGGAACAATTAGAACCCAACCTTACTGGATTAGGTAATGGTTTAAAAGCTATGTCAAAAGCAGCAGTAGGAACTCTTGTTATGGCATTAGCAGGCCCCGCACTTGCTCTTGGAACATTAGCAATCCCCTTTTTAGCGTTTATGGCAATTCCCGGAATGGGGGCAGCAATATCAGCTAACTTTGCTGGATTAGCTGGGGGATTAGCGGCATTTGGAAATCCCGCAACCGCATTATTTGTACTAACCGGAATAGGATTATTAGCGGCATTAGGTGTAGCTATGATCCCTTTTGCATATTCTTTATCCCTATTATCACCATTAGTAGAGACATTTGGAAATATTATAATCGGGGTATTTAGTGCACTTCCACCTATTATATCTGCAGTAGCTGAAGGATTTGTATCTATATTAGGAGCAGTAAGCCCCGAAAATATTTTAGGGATGATGATGTTAGGACCTGCTCTAATATCGGCCTCTGTAGGCATGGTAGCCTTCGGATTAGCATTAGCAGCAGGAGGTATTGGATCATTTTTTGGTGGTGGGATTCTAGACCAAATAAAAGAATTATCAACTGTAGGTCCGGGGGTCGCCGCAGCAGGTGCCGGATTAGCAGCTGTAGCAGGTAATATAGATATAATATCCCTATCTATGCAAGGGTTATCTGAATCTATACAAGCTATATCCTTATCTCTGCTAGGATTAGGAGGTTTAGCATCCCCTTTATTTGCATTAGCAGGAGGGTTAATGAGTATTTCAACAGGTTTAGCGGCTATAGCAGTTAGTGGAATATTTGCACTACCTATATTTGCAGCATTAAAGAGTGTAGCAGTTGTAGCCCCCGTATTAGAAAAATTAGGAAAACTATTTAATGTTGGTGATTCTGATTCAGAAAGTGCGGATGCAGATTCAACAGGTGCTAAAGGTTCATCTGTAAGTAGTGATATTACTCTTTTAGCAGAAAAATTAGACCAAATGAATCTTACATTAAATGCACTTCTAGTTAAAGAAGGCACAGTTACATTAGACGGTTCAAAAGTAGGAACTGCTTTAACAGTAGGCTCTTACAAATTACAATAATTTAATATTTATAACAAAACACAACCATGTCAATTTTAACTACCCTATCATCTAAGGGCTCTGTCCTTTCTAATTTAAATGGAGCACAAGGCCCCCAACCTAACTTCGACCAATCAAAACTCCACGATGAGTATTCTTTGAATGGTGATCCTTTTCTAAAAAGCGAACCTAAACCCACAGTTTTAGGTTTAAAAGGGATTACTCCACCTAGTAACTACAGAGATAACGCTCCTGAGAATAGATCATTCTAATAGATGCCCCTAATTGATCTTAAAACAGACCTTAAGTCTCTAACTTATGGAACCGATCGTCCTGGTGGGGGGAGTAGTAAAGAACCCTTTATTACAGAACCTATTCCGGAAGGGGAGGAAACTACCCAAGGAGCTAGAGAGGATTTTCTCCTTAGACAAGGAGCTATAAGAAATAGCGGTAAGGATGTTTCAAGATTAACTAAATTATTTTTTTCTACTACTAAAGGTCTTAGCTTTACAACTACTACTAACCTTCTATCTAGAACTTCAGTAAAAACTGAAGCTACATTAGGACCTGCTTATGCTGGAGGAGCTATTAATCAAGGGGTTTATTTACCTACTTCTACTTTAGCTCAAGTTGGGATAGGATTTACAGGCACCCATTTAAATTTATTAGGCCTTGACCCTACCTCTCCAATGTCTGGAGTAGTTGAAGGAGGACTCTTCCCAGGAGGGGGTCTTATTAGATATGAACAAGTTGTTAGGGATTTAAATAACCAAGAAGGAGATAGTAGTAATAACAGATTAGTATCCTTATATGATACTAAGATTTCAGGTCTTACCCCTACTCCTAAAAATTCTTTAGTTGCTTCTAGTCCACTTAATATACTATCCTATGGTGGAGGCCCTGGATCTATACTAGGTATAGGTAAGACTATAACTAAAAGAGCCTCTAACACTACAGGTATTAACGAATATGGGTGGCAAGTAAAAGATTTTACAGCTGAATCTTTTAATGGAGTTAGTAATGCTAAAACATCTTTAGATTTAAGTAATTCATTAGGAGCTTCTTATGATTATTTTACCTATAATGAAATAAGTAACCAATTAGTCCCAGACCCCACTCCCGAAATTTTAGGTATAAACCCACTAGATGGGTCTCAATTAAAAAGGTTTGGTCCTCAAGATAATAATCAAACTTTAAGCACATTAGAAGATAGTGGAAGTCTTGTTAGGATTTCTAAAGAAAATTCTAAAGTTAAAGTAGCGGACGCTAAAACAACCTTTAACCAAAATAACCCTTCGGGTTCAGTAGATACTGTAACTTTCGGAGTAGGTAGCACAGATAAAGATAATAATCTTTCTCTCCCTGCAGCTATTACATCTTCTCTCAATTATGCTAAAAGTGGGATTAGTCAGGCTAAAACCTACTTTAATGAAAATAATCCTTCGGGTTCTATAGATACTGTAGCTTTTGGAGCAGGAGCTGATCAACAAATAGTAACTCTTAAAACCGCATATAATAAACCTGATGGTAACCCCATTACCCACAACAATGCTAATAGAACACGGGAATACAACACTAAAAATAAATTTAAACAATATAGATATGGCAATCTAGGATCACCCCAAAATGGAAATAACCAATACACATATGGGGGTGATAAATTTAATGCTAATGTTACTAATGATTTAAATACAGCCCCTGTATCATCTGCCCCACCCAATGACCAGCTATTTAAGTTTTATTTAAATCTTCTTGACCCCCAATCCCCAAATACTGATAATTATCTTTATTTTCAAGCTTATGTAGATTCATTCACAGATAATATAGGGGCTAAATATGATGAATACACTTACACTGGTAGAGGATACCCCTCATTCAAATATAAAGGATTTAGTAGAGATATTAGTTTAAGCTTTACAATTGTAGCTACCAACCCCGAGCAGATAGCCCCTATATATAGTAAATTAAATAGGTTAATACAAAACATGGCCCCCAACTACAGTAATAGCGGTTATATACGTGGGAATTTTGTTAAATTAACATTTGGAGACTATTTAAACAGCGTCCCGGGAATTGTCAAAGGCTTTTCATTAAATCCAATATTTGACGTTGGATTTGATATAGGAACTGGTGAAAATTCATCAGGAAAGCAACTTCCAAAAGGTATTAAAGTTGATGGGTTTAACTTTACTCCAATAACTGATAACAAAAGCCAATTAGTAAGTAGTAATAGTACATTTATCTCATATTAATAATGAATAGATATAATAACATACCAATATTTCGTACTCCTAAAGGAAAAAGATATAGGGCAAATGTAAAATATCCTGAAATTCCTTTCAATGATAGTGATTTTTACGTCATAGCTGAACAAGGTGATAGATATGATATGTTATCCTTTCAATATTATGGGGACGCTTCTTTATGGTGGATCATATCTTCAGCAAATCCTAGATTTAAACCTAACAGCCTATACCCAGAACCCAACCACCAAATAAGAATTCCTTCTAATGTTTCAGACATTATAGGGGCATATAAAGTTTTAAATCAATAAATTATGGCAAATATCATAGGTGAAACTTTCGCCCCTTTTGTAGATGAGCAAATAAAAGTCAGACAAGAAAAATTAGGATCTACTATTTACGATAACGACATTATTTCATATACTACAAGTAAAGATAGCTTTATTCGTTTAACATCCGCTGTTGACATAGATCAAAGCATAATTGATAAACTTCCAAATACTCCTAGTAATTTAATAAATAGCAAACTAGCAGAAAATTATGTTCTATTTGGAGGAGCCAACAACGTCTCAGATTCATCTAAACCTAAAGGGGGAATTGTAAAAACATATACTGATTCAATACTAGCTAATGCTTCATATGGATTTGATTCTACAGCTGAGTATGGATTAACTCCTCTTCCGGGTGTTACTTCTTTTGATATTAAACCTAAAAATAATGGTTCTATAGTAGAAGGACAAATTAAAATTAAATGTTACAACATTCAACAATTCAACCATATTGAAGCCCTTTATTTAAGATTGGGATATACTCTTCTATTAGAATGGGGGCATACTTTATATTTCACAAATAAAGGTGCCCTTGAAAGTAATATTACTGCGGGTACTGATGTGTACAAGGAATTTTTAGAAGGCAAATGCGGAGAGGAATCCGACCCCCAAACTTACATACTAGATCAAATAAAACAAGCTAGAGAAAATTCAGCGGGTAACTATGATGCAATGTTAGGTAGGGTATTAAATTATGATTGGTCAGTCAATCCCCAAGGAGAGTACGATATAACAGTTAAAGTCCTCTCCCCAGGCAGTGTTATTGAATCTTTATCCATATCAGTAGCCCTCCCACAAGCTATAAATGCAAAAGATACTTCAGGGGAATCCGGAAAAAAAAATGACTTAGAAACTACCACTATAGGAAAAATGCTATCAGGTTTTAAAGATACCCTTGATAAGGATTATACCGCATTATCCAGATTCTTTTTCGGAAATCCTGTAACTACACTTGGAACACTTAAAGAAATACGAAACCCCAGACCCCATTATTATTTTGATGAACCTCTTACTAATGAAAAGATAAAAATATTCGCTAACTCACCAGACCTTATACCTTATGCTGATGATGTTGTTGCTTCAACGATTAATCCCGCACCACTCCCACCCCCTATAAAAGAACTCCTTAAAATAAACCCCAAACGGGGTGACGACCAGTACTATATTAAATTTGGGGCTCTTTTAAGAATAATTCAAAACTTTCTTTTAATATATAATCCTAAAAATAATAATAGTCCTATATTAAACATTGATTGGAAATACGAAAATAATAAATGTTATATACCATCTACAAGACTATTTTCTTCTAACCCTATGGTCTGTCTAATTCCTTCAAGGTTTGATGATAGTCTTCCTGAAAAAGAACAGCCATGGTTTACGGGACCTGAATCATTTAACTTTAGCAAACTCAACAAAATATCAGGAACAGATTTCTTCAGCCAAAAAAACCAGAATGAGTTCAGCTATATGAATATCCATTTAAACATAGATTTTCTTTATACAGTACTCGAAGCTAATATTAATAGTGCCGGTGATCTAGCTTTAATAGATTTTCTCCTCTCAGTTTGTACTCAAGTAAATAAATCTTTATCAAGCTTAACTGAATTTACCCCTTTCGTAGACACTGACACCAATACCTTATCTATAATTAACAAGAGAAACTCAGATGCTATAATTGACAACCCCAAACCCCCTACAAAATTCCAAATAGGATTCCTCCATACTGGGGCGTCGGGTTCTGCGGCGATTAAAGATGGAAGCTTTGTAACAGAGGTATCTGTTAATTCTACCATTCCTCCTGATATGGCAAAAATAATTTCAATAGGAGCACAAGATCAAAATAATTCAAATGAACCAGGTGCTCTCGGATTCTCAGCTTGGAATAAGGGCTATATTGATAGGATAGCACCTGAAAAAAAACTAGCAGCTCCTACATCAGCTTCTGAAGCAGAAATAAAGGCCGCAAAAGAAGCAGACGAAAATAATCTACAAAATACATTATATGCCGGTTATTATAGTGCAGAAGAGTTTAAATATAATGAAGATCTTACAAAACTTGAATCAGATGTTAATAAATACTTTAAAAAAGATTCTGTCAAAGAAATTGAAGCAGGCAGAGCCTCTTCTCCTCTTTTAATCCCCATTTCTCTATCCCTTACTCTTGATGGCTTATCAGGAATGAAAATATTTCAAAAATACACTATTACAGATGAATTTTTACCTCAAAGTTATAGAGATAATATAGAATTTATTATTAAAGGTTTAAACCATAATATAGACGAAAGTGGATGGGTTACAAAAATTGAAGGTCAATTTATGCCCAAATCAAAAATTACATCATCTCCTAATGGTAATTCAACATCGCCTCGATCATTATCTGAAACTGCTGCTTTAAATCAACTAAACAAACAAGGTCAACCTAAAAATACTCCTAATGCTAATGTTTTAAGATTAGTTTTGGATGAATTAGGGTATACAGAAAAAGGTGAAGAAATTTCAAATGGGGGGGATATTAGCATAAAATTAGCTGATTATGCTATTGCTGTATTTACTGAAATAAAAACTCAATATCCTAATATAAATGTTAGAGTAACAGGGGGTAATGACAAATATCACCAAACCCTTTCTTACAACTCAGCACATAAAAGAGGTGATGGTTTAGATTTTGTTGTTACCCCATCCGATCCTACAACATTGGATAATATAGATTTAATATTACAAGGATTTGCGGCGGGAAACAGAAACCCACAAGTATCATTTATCAATGAATATGACAGCCCCACTATAGCAGCAACATCACAACACTTCCATATAAGAATAGGAAGAGACAAATCAGGATTTAATAAAATCCAAAATGCCTATGCTTTAGCAGATCAAGGATTATTAACAACATATACTATTACTTAAAACTTAATATATGCCATATGTTCCTAAAAATAGAATCCAAACTAACCTCTATACAGCAGGAGAGGAATTTTACTCCCCAGGAGTTAATCCTAATTATATAGGGTATTACTATAAACTCTACACAGGTGAATATTTTACAGGAAAAAATCCTGATGATAAACCTAATAATACTCTTTTACCAATTGAAGAGTATAATACACCTGATCCTGGAAAAAGAAATAAGGTATCTATCATTAATAACTTAGAAAATCTTACTTATGGGATTTTAAGTGGAACTGATTTAAATTTTACAACTTCAACCCCTCAATTATTTTTTACTCAACCCACTGAGCAAGACTACCAATTAGGTGAATTTAGAAGGTACTTTTGTAAAAAAAGAAATGAATTTACATATTTAGAAATCTCTCAATCTGATTATGATAATTTGGTTCAACAAAGTCCAACAATAAATTTTAAAATGTGGGCTCCTTTTGATATACCTTGGACGTTAATTGGGGAAGAAAAACAAGTATATTATATTAACCGTAATATAGTAAAATTAACAGAAAAAAATAAAAAGTTTTACGGGTTAGGAAAATACCTTCAAGAAAAATACTTAAGGTACTATAAGCCTTGAATATTTATAACGAAGAACCACTAGTTTATGGCACAAAAATTTATTATAGACAGAAACTTAGGAGCATTTTGTATTCCTTACAAATTGTCAAGTACTTCTACGGTACCTGTTTCTGGAAGAATAAGTTTATATAATAGTCTAAAAGTAGCAAACGTTAATAGAATTGATATAAACAAATCAGATCTATCTCGGAACGACTTATCGAATTATTTAAATACTAGCAGTAAAGGCACTATAACACTGTATAGTAAAGAGTTTCCTACTAGCTATGCAATATTTTCTTATACATCTATAACAGAAAATTCTAACTACGTAACTTTTAACCTTACACCAGGGGCAATTGCAAAATCTGAAAACATTCCTTTCTCATTAGAGGAAGAAGTGTGTTTATTGTTGGATTATAATGATGGGACGGGTGGAACAGGTGGAACTGGTGGAACCGGGGGTACATCGGGTACTTCAGGCACTTCTGGTTCAGATGGTACATCGGGTACTTCGGGCACTTCTGGAAGTAATGGTACAGATGGCACTTCAGGCACTTCAGGCACTTCAGGTACTTCAGGTTCTTCA